CATCTCGCTGATTGAGAAGAAAAAGACTCCTCACATGAAGCCGGACTGAGCCAAGCCGGACTGATCTGGACTGAGCCGGACTGAGCCGGACTGAGCCAAGCTAGGTCTCGCTAAGGGGGGAGGAGGGGGTCAGCGTGCCTGCGCGACTGTTAAGTGTATATCATCAGACACCCCTTTAAAAAATAGATAACTCATAGGCCATACTATCCGCATACTACCCTTGTATTACTCAGTAGGGTCACTGCTCTAATGCTCCTTTGTTCCAGCGGAGATTCCGGATTCTATGTAGCACGAAAATCTCTGTCAAGCAAAAAATCCAATTATTTTTGATCCAGAGGGAAGAAAAACTTGACATGTATCTAAGTCCTTCCTATCAAAGACATAATGAGTACCCTAAACCCTACCCCTGATGAGATGCGACTGGACTTAATGTCCAGTATCTCTGAGAGTATTCAGGCCGTAAGCAGGGAGAAGGAAGTGCTGAAGGTCAATAGTCTAAGCCGTGGTAACCCAGGGAAGGTGGCTGAGATACTTTATCACTACGCTATGGGTGAGACTCAGACGAAGATTGTGAAGAAGTACAAGTTCAATCGGGATACAGTCATATCTGTTTTAACTGATTATGCTGACCACATAGGGAAGTTCCGAGAGGTAACTGGCCGACTAGCGGCCAGGAACTACTTGAACCTGTCCTCATTGGAAGAGGACCTCATTGAGAAAGTCCGTGGTAGGTTAGAAGGTGATCCGGAATTTGAGGTATCATTCCGTGACCTAAAGGAGCTATCCATTGCCAAGGCTAACGCAGGTAGGGAGGCTTTGACTGCTAGAGGTGAAGCTACACAAATCACGGAAGACAGGAAGGTATTCACCCAGGATGACTACGAGGCTACTATCAAGGCAGCAAGGGATAGGATACAGGAAGCTAAGACAATAGAGGCTGAGGTTAAGGATGCCTAGATCAATCACGGATTCCAGCTATGACCCGATCTATGACCAGATTCGTGGTATCCTTGGAGAGCATTTTGAGAATTACTGCTTCATAGTTATGGACGAGCAGGGTGAGCTATTTTATGATTACAATCACCTACCAGCAGGAAGGATGCTTTTGCATGAGATGCAGAAGGAACTCAGTGACAGTGACATAAGTTTTGAGTGGGAGTTCGAGGATGATTCCGATAGTTTAGAGGAAGAGGAATGACCATTGAGTTCACAAAGCACCCGGCCCTCGAAGCCCCTACCGATGAGGAGATAGTTATCCTAGGTGAGGCGGATCCCAAGTTATTGGTTGCGCTGCACGAAGCACACGAGGGTAGGATAAAGTCAGCGGAGGAGGATCCACTTCGTCACGGATTTGAGTTACCAGGCTGGAGCAGGATGCGCGATGCCCTACAGGACTACGACGAGGTCATTACCTTTGGGGGGAACAGAAGCGGAAAGACAACGGGATGCGCCAAGATGGTCATGGAATCCGTGACCGAGAACATGGACGGACATGTGGTATGCTTCAGTCAAAACGCGGACACGTCCATCAAGGTACAGCAGGCCGCAATCTGGGAGATGATGCCCAGAGAGTTTCGCAGGAAGACCAAGAGTATTGATGGGTACATTAACTTCAGTATGCAGAACGGGTTCACGGGCAGTTCCTTTATCTTTCCGGACACTAGGACTAGGGTGGACTTCAAGACATATACCCAGTTCAGTAATAACCAAACCATCCTAGAAGGTTTTGAGTTCGGTTTCCGTAACCCTACAGGAACAAATATTGGGGCTTGGCTGGACGAATACCTAGGGGATGCTGCTTTGGTCAACACCCTACGCTTCCGCCTAGCGACCAGAGACAGTAAGATGCTGCTGGGCTTTACTCCTATTGACGGATACACACCATTTGTTTCGGATTACCTAAAGGGTGCTGAGACGCTCGAGACTAAGACCGCGTCCCTGCTTAACGGTGAACAGGTTCCCGTGATTCAATACAGCCCCGAACGAGATGCTGGTGTTGTTTACTTGCACTCCGACGAGAACCCCTTTGGCGGTTATGACCGCATAGCTAAGGACCTAAAGAACGCGAACCGTGATACGATCATGGTCCGTGCCTACGGATTACCTACGAAGTCAATGACTTCACTGCTACCTAACTTCAGCCCGGAGGTCAATGTTCTGAGCGAGGAGCCAAACAAATACGGGATGACCTTCCCTGACAAGAAGTCCCTTACCTGGTATCAGGTAGTTGACCCCGCCTTTGCCAGAAACTATGTAGCAATATGGGCAGGAGTATCCGAGGACGAGGAGATATTTATACGACGGGAGTGGCCGGACAGAGATACCTACGGTGAGTGGGCATTGTTCGGTGACCCGAAATGGCGCAAGGGTCCAGCCTCAGATAAGATAGGCTACGACGTGCAGAGGTACTGTGAACTATTTGAGGAAATTGAAGAGGAGCTAGGTATTGAGGTCACGGAACGTATAGGTGACTCCAGATTCTTTGCTAAGGAGAATGAGAACAATGTGGATCTATTCACGGCTTTCTATGACTTCGGTATGAACTTTACCCCGTCGGACGGACAGCAGGAGGGCATAGGTAACACAAGCCTGGACGATTGGTTCTTCTATAATCCGAACTATGACCTTGATCCCGCCAATAGACCACGGTGCTACGTGCATCAGGACTGCGGGAATCTTATTGAGAGCATGATTAATTACAACGCTGCTGGTAAAGCGGACGAAGCACTCAAGGACTTTTTTGACCTCATCCGTTACTTGCGTATGTCAAATGGTGGTATGGGTCCGGACTACTTCGCATCCTCTGATATGGGGATAACCAGAAAACAACAAGGAGGATACTAATGAAAATTAAATTAACTGAGTTCACCGAATATCATAATACTGATTTTGATGAAGCCCTACAAATAGCCCACGAAAAACTACCGCCTGAATATATCAGCGGTAAAGGCAAGAACACTTGGATCAGCCCAGAAGGTCAGGACATCCTGTCCGACGGTCTATTTATTAATGAAATAATACCTAAGCATTACACGGGCAAGGTACTATCCATTTGCCCGAACCCTAGGTTCAACATGGTTCACTTCGTAGAAATCGGAAAGAAAGTTCCAGTCCTCCTGCCTAACAGGTTGAAGGACAGATTCTTAGGTAAGATGATCTGCTTTGAAGCCATTGAATCAGAAACAGGAGTCAGTTACCGTTATGTCAAAGGTTGATAGAACAAAGCTATTTTATGCAAGGAATCCTGAGACCGGAGAGGTCGAGGACGAGAACCTAACGTTGGATTACAAATGGAATCAGCAGAACAGGGATCGCCTAATAATGTGGGAGACTTTCAAACGACACGTAAAGCATGAGTCCAAAGTTCCCATGACAAACATAGAGTTATGTGATAAGATAGGCAGTTCCAGAACACATCTGGCTAGTATGCTTCAACTAATTAAAAATAGACTAAATGCAGAACAATAATATTTCAAAGGCCCTTACTTACGTTAGTGACGAGCCGGACATTCAAACTCTCCGATTTGCCTACGAGGAAACAGTAACTGAGCTAGAAGGTTATTTTGATTTATGTCGTACTAGCTACGATGACAGGCGGAACTGGTGGCCGGGCAAGAGCCGTGATCACCGCAAGCATGGCGCGGACGCATTCCCTTGGGAAGGTGCTAGCGATAGTGAGTGCCATATTATTGATGAACGCATCACGAAACTTTCATCCCTATTCATGTCCGCACTCAAGAGGGCTAACGTCAGAGCCTTCCCCGTGGAGAGTGGAGACATTGCCCGTAGCAAATTGGTATCAGGTTTCCTTAAGTGGATGATACGATCCGGATACATTCCCCGCTTCTACAGGGAGATGGAACTCGGTGCTAACTACCTGCTCGAGCGTGGACTACTAGTCACTTATGTTGGCTGGCACATGGAGGATCGCTCCTTTGAGCAAGAGATTGACCTCCAGCAGATCGCACAAATATCTCCAGAAATCTTTCAAGCTGTTGAGCAAGGCGAAAACGATGAAGAACTCATCCTGCTTATGCAGCAAGTTTTTGACGGCGTTACGGAAAAGCGAGCAAGGACCGCACTCAAAGATCTACGCAAAAAAGGAATCGCGAAACTGCCCGTCGTGCGTCGTCAAATTAATTGCCCGGAGGTCAAGACCCTAGCACCTGATGGTGACTTCGTCTTTCCTCCATATGTAACTGATCCGCAGCGCGCACCGTATTGCTTTTGGAAAACGTATTATACTCCACAGGAATTAGAACTAAAGGTAACAACCGATGGTTGGGATCAGGACTTCGTGGATATGATGATCGAAAGATACCGAGGGGTCAACATTGACAGCCTTGAGCGATACGAAGAAGGCCGTCGAAGCATGAGCCTCACGGATACTGCATACGAAGCTGATGAACTGATTGAAATTGTTTACGGATACCAGAGACTTATTAACGAAGAGGATGGCTCCGAAGGAATTTATTGTACAGTATTTCATAAGAACTTTGATGGAGATGATGGCACTGGGACTCCCGGATATGCAAAGTTCGAGCTACTTAACGGATACGAAGACTATCCAGTAGTAGTGACACGCTTGTCCGAGGACACTAAGCGTCTCTATGATGTATCCACCGTTCCCAGTATTCTTCGTGGTATTCAGAACCAAGTAAAGGTAGAGCGTGATTCACGGATTGACCGCAATAGCCTAGCTACCCTACCTCCTATCTTGCACCCAGTGGGTCAAGCACCCAATGACTGGGGTCCAGGTCGTATGATTCCATACCGCCGTAAAGGAGATTTGGACTTCGCTCCTACCCCCGCGTACAATCAAGGATCGCTTGAGATGGAACAAACACTAATCAATCAAGCTGACAGAATGATTGGACTGGATACGAATGACCCAATGTCTCAATCCAGACAGCAGTTCATGGTTGATAAGTACCTTAGCCACGTAGCCGAGGTTATTCGCATGGCCTATAAATGCTTCCAGAGATTTGGACCCGATGAAGTCTTCTTCCAGGTAACAGGCATCCCTGACCCTCAAGTAATGAACAAGGGTAATCCTAATGAGAACTTTGACATCATGATTAACTTTGATGTTCTTGACAGTGATCCAGAAACAGTAGAAAAGAAACTACAAGGGTTCGTTGCATTGAACCAACTCAATGTTAATAACCGAATGAATATTGATGGACTACTTGACATTGCAGCCGCTAGCATTGATCCAGTCATGGCTGATGCTGTTCTGCAACCTGCACAAGATGCTCAACAAGAAATGGTTAAGAATGTTACCGATGATCTTACAAAGATTTTTGCAGGTATTGAAATGCCGGCACGTCCTACAGGCGCGCAGATTGCTATGCAAGTCCTACAGCAATACGCCCAGCAGCCGGACATTCAACAGCGTCTACAGCAGGATGAAGCATTCCGGGGACGGATGGAGAAATACCAGGGTCAATATACCTTCCAGATGCAGCAAGCGCAGAACGCCCAGATTGGTCGAGTCGGCACAGCCCCTGCACAGATGGGTAATGTTGACACTCAGAATATGTAGTATTATTTTATTAACTAATACTTACACTATGGCTGATAATCAAAGCACCCAACAACTCGCTCAACAACGAGTCCGCGAACAGCGTGCCAATAATTTCTATGATATGTTTGTCCTTAATGAGGGAAACAAATCAAAGGTTTACAAGGACACTAAGGGCAAGCGAACGATAGGCATTGGATTCAATCTCGAGGAACCCGCTAATCGTAAGATCCTAAAGAAGGAAGGAATTGATATCAATGAATTGTTTGCTGGTCGAGAACTTACTGACAAGGAAACAAAAACCCTTTATAATTATAGCCTAACTCAAGCATTCAAGGACGCTCAGTCCTATGATCCTAACTTTGCTAAAAGACCCGAAGCAGTTAAAATGACCCTAGTAGATATGGCGTTCAACTTAGGTTTGACTAAACTTAACAAGTTTGAAAAGATGAAGGCTGGCCTCATGAACAATGACTACAATGTAGCTGCCGATGAAATGATTGACAGTAAGTGGTACAAGCAAGTAAAAGATAGAGGTCCTAGAATGGTTCAAGTAATGCGTTCCGCAGCAAAATAATATGAATATCCAAGACGATATAAAAACACTTCATAACTATGAGGCTTTTGCTAGGTTCATGAAAATGGTTCATGACCTCAGAGAAGAGGCAATCGAGGAACTACACGAAGCTACAAGCGACACCATTCAGCAGGTATCCGGACGAATTATTACTTATGATCAGCTATTGCAGTTATCAAGCTGGCAGGAATTAAGTAATCGTCACCGCGAAAATTTCTAGGCTGAACAATAACTGTTCACCTGTGTTATATTAACGCATCGCAATCTCTCGGCGTAAATGAGTGGAAATTATGACAGATGAAATCACGACTGCTGACTCTGGGGCAGATACAATACCAGTGGACAATACTAATATATCCGTAACGGATTTTGCAAATCGCCGATTGGGGCAGATGACTCCTGAGCCAAGTGCTGAGGAAAAATCAGAACCAGTTGTCGAAGAGGAAACGGAAGAGACACCCGAAGAGGTCATTGAGGAAACTCAAGAAGCCGAAGAAGGTGAACCAGAAGTTGAATCAGCATCCGAGGATGTTCTTTCACAGATTGATTTGGACAACGCGTCCGAAGAAGAATTACGGGAACTAGCTGATAAGTTAGGCAGTAAAGCTGTGGCTCGTTTTGGGGAACTTACCGCAAGACGAAAAACGGCAGAAGAAAAACTGGCTAAACTAGAGGCTTCGCTTCAACAGAAGGATCCCCTGGAGTCAAAAAAGAAAATAGAAAATAACCCATTTGGAAATTTAGATTCAATTGAAAGCCTTCAAGATAAGGCTCAAGAGATTGAGCAAATAGTCGATTGGGCTGAGGACCTTCTTTTTGAAGGTGCTGACTATGCGGCTGACGATGTCATTACTGAGATCGAAGGCAAAGAAATGACGAAGGCGGAAGTCCGTAAATCCCTACTACAGGCGCGTAAGGCTCAGAAGACCTTTCTTCCTGATCAACTTTCTAAAATACAAGCCAGAGAAACGGCTCAAAATATGGAAGTTGCTTTCAAGCAGAGAGCCAAAGAAGAGCTATCCTGGCTAGAAGGTGAGGACAATGATGTACGCAAACAGTACGAAGCTACAGTGAATGATGCTCGTTTTCAAAAAATGAAAGAGATCATATCAAGGGAAGCTCCGGATGTTGCGGGTCAATTGGATTACTGGTTCGCTCACGCGGCAAACAGTATCTATGGTCGTAAACCAATAGCTGAAGGTAAGCCAAGCATGAAACTTACACCACCCAAGGGTGCGACAACAAGTAATGCAAACGCTGCTAAGTCCCCATCAAGAACTGCAAAGGCACTCAAGGATTTGCAAAGTCAATTCCAAAAATCGGGTAACGCTCGTGATTTTGCCGCACTTAGAAAACTACAAATGGCTTCACGCCTTTAACTCATTAAAATTAATCATTAAATAAAATGTCATTCTCAAATACATTCGATACTACAAATACAGGTTCGGGTGTCTCCAATCGCGAAGACTTGACTGATGTCTTGACTATCCTCGCTCCCGAAGAGACTCCTATCCTTTCGTCCGCCAATAAACAACGCGCATCCGCTACATTCGTTGAGTGGACTGTCGACAGCCTTTCGGCTCCCAGCACTGCTGGTATCTCTGAAGGTGCTGACGTAACAGCATTCACTGACCAGTTCGCTGGCCGTGCAAAGCTTGGTAACCGCGTTCAAAAGTTCCGCCGTGATTACATGGTTTCCGATATGCAAGAAGCTGTCGATTCCGTTGGTCCCGCTAAGATTGCTCAAGCAGAAGCCAAAGCTATCCGCGAACTAAAGCGCGACGTTGAAGCCACTATTGCTGGCACTCAAGATTCAGCTACAGAAAACGGTGCAGGCACAGCCAACGCACTTCGTGGACTTGGCGACTGGCTTGATTCTGCTGGACCTGCTGATGTACCTGCTACATTCCGCACACCTGCTGACAGCATCTACACAACAACTGAAGCTAATGCAACTGCATTCAGCGAATCAGCTCTTAACGGCATCATCAGCTCGATCTTCCGTGTAACCGGTTCTGCAAACAATCTTATGCTTGTTGCTGACACTGGCCTACGCCAAGTTATTGCTGACTTCGCTCGCACAAGTGCTTCTGCTACGGACAATGTTCGTACAGTGAACTACGACGGCAACAGCGGTAGCATCAAGCTATCTGTTGACCTCTATGAGTCCGATCATGGTGTTGTCTCCATTGTTAACCAAAATCCTGACTGCGCGCCTAACTTCGGTGGCAACACAGCTACTGGTTCCGGTTACATCGTAAACCCAGAATACTACGGTATTCACGAGCTTATCCCAATGGGATCAACTCGCCTTCCAAATCTTGGTGGCGGTGAGCGTGGATTCGTTGACTGTGCATTGACTCTCGGAGTGTACCATCCTGGCGCACACGGTGTCATCCAAGACGTAACCTAACCCCCAAATAAAGGAAATATAATATTATGGCTATTGACCTTAAAAAAATCGGTGACATCCAAACATTAAGTCTTGGATACACCCACGAAGCTACAGTAGAAGCTTCTGCATTCTCAGGCTCCACTGGCGCGCAAGCCCTTGCATTCAATGTTGCAGGAGCTGGCCTAGCTGGTACAGTTGGTAAATGTGCAATCATTGTTGACCAGTTGGTTACAGCAGAAGTTACAGATGGCGGAGCCGCTATCACTGATGCTACACTAGCTGTCGGTGATGATGGCGATGCTAACGGCATGGTTGTTGAAGTTGATGTATTCAGCGACAGCAGCAGCCTCGGCAAAATCTTTGCCAACAATGGTGCTATTACACAAGCCGGTAACCACTTGGTTACTGTTCTTAACGTAACATCAAATGGTACAGGCAGTGGACTCGGTGACGCAGCAAAAGGTAAATTCCGCTTCCTAGTGGAATACTACCCAACCGCTGGTCAGGGTTTCTCTAACTAATTAAGATCTGGTTGGGGGGCTTCGGCCCCCCGCCTTTTTTAATATGGATATCATTGTTCCTAATTTAAAGAAGTACTCCGATGGCGAGATTGATCGCGCCTTCATGAAGGAGATAACCAACGGCTTCAACCTTGAGAAGAAGACGGAAAAACAACGGGTTGCTCAAGCAGCCAAAGAAGCCCAAGCACTCAAGGGGACAGTTCACCCAGTCCTTGGCAAACCAGTTGCAACTATTCCTCACCGGGAATACTTCCGACTAGTCCAGAAGTACGGTCAAGCGACTGTGCATTCTAAAGAATTTTTAAAGTACTACAATAAGAAGTTCCCAGAACTTACTCCAAACAAAATCTAATGCAGACCAGAACCTACGGCGATCTTTTTAAGTTAATCCAATCCCTAGCTGGTGTTGGATCATTTGCTCCTACCGAAGCGGATGATATTGCTAATTTGATTAACCGCAGGTTTTTACAAGCATTTAACGAGAGTCCAATCTGGCCTCGATACTTTGTCCCATCCGAGAAGCGGGACATACTTTCATTAACATTGTCCGGCGCAACAGCTAGTACGGATACTACAGTGAACCAGAACTACAAGCTACTAGGTGCTAACACAACTGGTGGCTTAAATGTTTATCAAGGTGCTACAACAAATACTGTAATTATTTACAACACAGGGACAGCCTGGCGAGTGGACACTTCTGCATCTGCTACAGAACAAGCGGATGGAACATTTACAGTATCCGGAGGGACTCAACAATTTATTGAGGCTGATACCATTAAGAAGGATAATATTACCGATGTAGTAACCTTTACGCCTCGAGCAGGGACTGACTCCCTGTTAGTTGAAGGTAAGAACTTAATCCCTTACGCTCAGACAGGAAAATCTACTATTGGTTCATTCAATCGTATCTTTAGGAAGCAAGCCTTCTTAAATAGTTCAGCTCATGAATACGAGTTCTTTGTGGATTTCACAGGAGCTAATATACTCAATGTTGTTTCCACAACTGACAACGCAGCATTTATTTCCTACAAGAAGGAGTTCACTCCATTTAGTATTACTGTTTCGGATCCAGTTGTTGTATCGGACTTCACTAGTAGCACTGTTGAGGTCCCTGCAGAGTTCTTTGCTTACATTGCTCACGCAACCTATGCTGACTTCCTCCGTATGGATGGCCAGACTGACAAGGCATTTGCTGAAGAAAACACAGCCGCAGGTGCTTTAGCCCTTGAGCTTGAAAAGGTTGATATAATTTCTAATAACAATACCGTGAACAAGCGGTTCTCTACTTATGTAAATCGGCAATCCCGATAGTAACCCCCCGTGATATAATACGCAATTATGGCAAGTTCAAGAAATAACGCACTGGAGTTCAGCTCCGTAGGTTCAATAGTAATCAATGCAGCCGACGGTGCAACCGCAGGTTCGTTTGGAGCTATCCAGTTTCTCAAGGATTCAACTCTTTCGGCATTGACTGCTACTAATGTAACTAATTCCGCAGACCTCCTTACAACTCTAGGAGCAGGAACAATTGTTTATGGCAACTTTACCTCCGTTACTATTAGCGG